CCGCAGACAGGTACGTTCATTCCCTGCTACGGCGCTTTGACACCCATTTCGCCTCGCGAATGGGAGGACTTCCGCCTAGTGATCCTGCTCGACTTTCACTTCCCCTTTGGCTATGCGTTTTTACGACGTGGCCGACCAACTCACGTTCAGGCAACAGAGTATCCAAGGTCGTCCCTATCCGTCCAACGCAGCGCATTTTCTTTAGAAGACTTTTAATAGTGGGGCCTGAGTCAGCTAATGCAGTACCACGACATCCTAGGTACTGCGCCGGGACTCCGGACCGCGGTTGTCAGCCGCGTAACGCCTGTCAGCCAGGCCCCAAAATCTAATAATCTAATATACTAATCCGCTACGAAGCTCTGGTAGGTTCGCAGTTCGCAAAGCCGCCGGTTCAGCTTCCGCCTTACATTCCTTCACGTCATCGACAGTTGTTCCCCCGGCGATAATGGGCAGAGCGCCCGCAATGGTATGCGGTCCGCTGCGCCATTCCGCCCGACCTAGCCAACGTGTCGGTACACCAATTTCTCTTCGTCCCTCACCCCAACCCAGTCAGTCCCCAAGTAGGGCGCAAAGTCCTTGCGATCATTACGGCTAATGACGCAGCCACGGTGTAGACTGTATTCCGGGTGATCACGTTTGATCGTATCTGGAGTCCAACCATCACTAACCCAATCGTAGGGTTTCAGGTCGTACTGCATACGTTCGAAAACGCTTTTCACCCAGAGTCGTCTGACCGTAACTGGTCCCCGACTGATGCGGATAGGCGCAGGCGCCAGAGGTGTGGTTTCTATTCTGGGACGTTCCGGCCGGTACGGAACGCCGTCCCATTTCTTCTTGTACTCCGAAATGGCTGCCTTCTCGGCAAGCACCACTTCAGCATCTGTCTCGTCGTCAACAACGGGTCCATATGTATACTCGAGTTCCCGATACGTCGGTGGTTTCTCCGTCTCCGCTTGCTTGGAGATCGCCAGAGACCGAAACCAACGTTTCTTGAAGAGCATCTTATGGAACCGTCTCGGAATAGACAGGAGATTTGGCGGTCCACATTTCTCCAACACACGTCTAACGAGGTAATGAGTCAGTATGAAGGCCTTGACGGCAAAGTGCTTAATGCCGGATGTAATTGTCCTAAAGAGTGCGTCCCATGGGTCGTCTACCCACTCCTCTCCTTCGCCCGTAACACCCCGCTCGGTTCCCCGGAGGAAACCAAACGAGGGCTTTGGTATCAAACGAAGTCGATTCGCGTCGTAAACCTGCGAGTTAATCTCAACAAAACGACGGTTACACATCGTCTTATCCAGGTTCACGCGAAATCCGACCCACGCGGAATATTTTTGCCACAGCTCGAACTCACTCGCGGTTCCTACAAACGCGCTGTCATCGCCGTTGATGAGCTTGTGTCTACGAAAGCGGACGAATCCCCTCTCATCGACGTTGCCCAAGGCGTTGTCCACCACGAATGCATTTATGATGCATAATACCACGAATGAGCACTTCGAGCCCATCATACTTCCGCGTCTTATTGCCCCCCGCCCTTCGCACTCCAGGTCTTTGAACGACCGCATCAGAACGTCAGCGGTCTGTTCATCCAACAATTCACACATCGCCGCCACTACCTCCAAAACTGCATCCCGATTGAGGTAATCTGTCGACGCCGAAAAGTCACCGGAGTAAAATCGTTCCTCCCCTTTAATCTTCCCCAAAGCCTCGAAATGATCGGCGCGGACGTCCCCACGTACGAGCCACGAAAACCGTGAAATCCTATTGTAGAAGTACTTCATCCCTTTGTCCAGAGCCCTCTTGACGAAGGCTGGCTGGCAGGTGACTACTCTGTACTTCGACTTGGATTTCACGGCAGTGACTCGCAGGAGACCTGCCGCGACATCTCGTCGCAATGGGGCCGATAGGGTCCCTCCTTCACTCCTTTTCTTCTCGTAGCACGCCTTGACATCAGGTATGTCAGTTTCTCCTTCCCAAAACATCGCTTGACGCTCCTCGTCCGTCGACGCGTCAGCACACCCACCACCCAACAAGAACCTCGCGTACTTCCTGAGGTTTCTCAAGACACTCGGCGGTGTGGTCCCGGAAAGGGCAGACACTCGTTCCCACCACTCGGAACAGGCTGCATCCCCCTTCTTCTTATCACATGGTTCACAGCTATAGTCAAACAAGGAACGGGTTCCTTTATTGTAACTGTCTATGATGAACGCATATTTAGGGCCCCGGGACCCGCATTTAATTTTCAAATTCCCGAGAAAGCCTTTCCAGGCCTTAGCGAGAGAATCACAATGGCAGAGGCAATTTGACTCCGCGATGAATGGTCTTTCATCCATTCCCAAATCGCGGAGGAGTACCTCTGAGGTGAACCTCAATTGACGATAGGTCCGCACCACGGCTGCCTGGTTGCAGTGCGTGGGCGGAACGGCGTCTTGTCGCTTTCCATTTTTCAGGTGCGGAGACATACCGTATCTAGGCTGCAACAGCGTTGCGAGC